TGTGCTGTTACCGAAGAACATGGTGTTCATGTTTTCAATAATAGTTTCTTGAGTTTGGAAAATTTTTCCTTCAAGAAGGTCAATGATTTGTGCTTCGCCATTGTTTTTGGCTTCCTCAATACCGTTGATTGTTACGGTAGCAGCGTACTGTCTCCAAGAATACTCAGCAGCGCTTATGCCTGTTTGAGCAGTCGTGTCGATAGTATCAGTGCCTGCGTAAGAACCAGCAGTCGAGTTTGTTCCATAAATAATAGGAACGACGATATTTGCACCACCTGAAATACGCCTAATTGTCTGACCGTTTGTCAAAGCATAGAACAATGGTCTAGCTGTGAAAATGTTATCAGTTAATTTAGGGATGTAGTTTTTCAGTGTGGTTGACAGAATCTCGTCAAAGTTAGCGTTTCCTGCCGCCATAAGTTTTTACCTCACTAATAGTTTGTTTATCCTGCAAGCTCCCGTTTCGCTTCAGCGTAAGCCTCACGAAGCGAGCCAACTTGTTTAGGAGAAGTGTTTGTAGACGAACCAGTCTGTTTGGAACCCGTCGGTTCAACAACACCTGCGTCACGTTTAGCTTCAGTGCGTTCCTGTTCTTTTTCCAGTTTCTCTGCCCTATCAGCAACATCCCCGTACCGCATGTGTGTTAACGCAGCTTCAAGGTTGCCTATCCGATTGCTCAGAGCGTGTTGGTAAAGTTCAGACTCGTCAAAGTCGCCGTACCTCTCTTTTAAGTTGTCAACTTGCTTTTCCATTTCATTACGTCTGTGTACACGATCTTGGGCTTCCAACCTTGCTTCCAACTGGGCTACCCTTTGCGACGTTGGGTCCTCTGCCTCATAGTCCGAATCGTAAGATCCGTCTGGTATTGGCTGATTCTCAACTCCGAAAGCGTCACCTAAAGCTGTTAGCGTGCCTGCTGGATCTGACTCCAGTGCAGCAACTATCGCTTCTGCCTGTTGCAATCGTTTACGTTCGGATGCCAGTTCCTGCGTTTTACGGGTGTAATCCGACTGTCTCTGGTATCCATCCCGAAGCTCATCCAGGCTGACCTCTTGCTGCTCACCATCCACCTTAACGGCGTAAGTGTCACCAGAAGGTTCCTCTTGAACCTCAACTGAAGATTCTGGAGTGTCCACCGTTTCAGCGGATTCCGTTACATCTTCTTCCATATTCTATTTTCTCCTTTGGAGTCCTAAGGGTTGCTCCTATAATCACAGGATTTAGTGTCCCATGAAAACTGTTACAAAGCGGGTAAATCCATTCCCATTTGACCTTGGAGTTGCGCTAACAACTCTGGGGGAACGCCGCCTGTTGGCGCAAAAGCGCCTAAATCTGGGCTAGGGGGCAGAGGCGCTTGCGCCCCGCCGAAAGGGTTAAGCACCCCGCCTGACTCGGTTTGAGCCGCTTCAGCGTCTTGAGGTGTTTGTTGCCCTTGTTGTATTAAGAACTTGTCAGGGTTTTTAACCCCGAAACCTGTCTGTAACACGTATTTAGCTAAAGCAGCAGGGTCTATGACCACACCCACCAGCGGGGCGACAGCGTTCATCAACGACACTGCCTGCTGTTTTCGTATAGTTTCATTCATCGGCTGAGTTGACCCGCCCTCAACGGAAAAGTCGTACTCGCCTATAATGTCGTCACGTTCAAACGGAACGAAAAGATTCTCGCCGCCACGATCAGCGACCTGAGCCATCTGTTCACCCGTCATAAACTGTTGCATCAACTGAATGACACGACGTGCGAGATGACCTATACCTATTTCAATAATAGCTAGTTTGTCCGCAGCTCTAGCGTTCTGAGCATCAGCGATAATGGATGCTTCAGTAGCTGTGCGCCTAATTTCAGGCATTGAACCACGGGCGTATTCAGACACGCCAGACACAGTGTTAATGTCTTGTTCAATAATAGCGGAATAGTTGTAAATCTCAGGAGACAAAGGTGTTTGAGGCATTGGTATAACAACCTCGTTCAACGACTTGTTTTCGTCTACAACAGGCACAAGCCTGCCGTCATCATCTGCTTCTAACGCTTCACGACCTTCAGGGCCGAAAGACCTTTCGTGGAACAAATATTTGCGGGCGTAACGTTTACGTGCGTTAACCAACTGGGAGCGTGTCTTATCTAACTCCTCCTGGAGAGACTCGATAGCTTCCAGATCACCCATCGGATAGAAGTAATCGGGTACATCATAGTTGCGTAACATGACGAAAGGCTGCCCATAAGCATAAGGCATAGGTATCGGATCAACTAAAAACTCCTCACCGTTCTGAGCTAACACACTCATCTTGTTGTTAACAATGTCGTAAAACTCGAAAATGACTGTTCTATCAACAATGTCTTGCAAATACTGGTCTTGCTGCTCCCTGTCAGTGGGGGTGAACATAGGGTTCAGAACCGAATCGGCACCAAGGTTTTTACGAGCGGAAGCCTTGTAACGTTTATCTTTCTTAGCTTCCTCCAAAGGTCGGATTATGCGTTGACAAATCCACTGTGCATCCTCTAAACAAGTAGCTTCAGGATCAATGTAAATATCGTAAGGAGATACACGTTCAATGAAAGGCTGATCTTCAACGACCATCATCGCAGTGTCAGGGATGCTCGCAGCCATCTGCTCATCTGTAGGCAAATCGCCTGCCATGACAGGGTTTTCCATAGCGAACATGTCTGTCTCACCGACAGCATCCACGAACATTTCGTCACGTTCCATGTCGCTGAGAGTTCGTTCCTGCTCAACGAAATTCCAACCGACTTTCAACCATCCGTGACCGAAAATAAGAAAATCTTTAACGGAACGACGGAAAGGTTTACGGAAATCGTGATGCCTCCACAAGTGGTTGACTACAGCTTCAACGAAAGCCGCTCTGTCCTCATCTTCAGGCTGGTTAGGGGTAACAACTATTTTAGGGTGGTTAACTGAAACAGCGGGAGCTATAACGTTAACAGTTGAGAAAGCCAAATTAACTGCGATCAGATCTTCGTTGCTGGCTGTCGTGTTAGGCCAGTGTTTCCCACGGTACAAATCAACCATGCGTCGCCACAACTGGTCATAACCCATATCATCACGCCAACGAGCCGCTGCCGTTATTTTCTGTAAAGTTATGCTGTGTTGTTCAGCACGGGTTTTGCGAGCCATCAGACCTTCTCTATGTTCCTACCTTGAGCTTTCGCTTCGGATACCAGCTTGTTTTCACGTTCACGTAAAGTTAAATGCTGCTCATCAGGAGGTAACCTGGAACGGCTAACCGCCCCTGTTATCACCCTGAGTCCCAACAATTTTTGCCGCCACTCCCATAATTCTTCAAGCTCAACATCCGTCTTAGGACCCTTGTGGGCTTCGACGTATTCTGCGAACTCTTTGAAAGAAGCGTCAGGCGCTAAAACAGCCACTAGCTAGGGCGAGGACCGAAACCTTTAGCGTTCCAACCCTTTAGACGTGGTTGCGGATCAACGTTAGGTTCAACCTTGCCAGTCACACCATGCTGATTCATAGGTGTTTCACGCACAGAAGTCTCACCATAACCGCCAGTCATGTGAGCATATTCAGTATCCTCGAAACGTTGAGCGAAATCCTGAGAACCACCTGGTTCCCATACAGGGTTAGCTACAACGCTTGATCCGCGTTCCATTTTGTTGTTACCACCTGAAGTTCCAGCACCATCAACATTTTCACTGGCGCTAGTGTGGGAAACAAATCTTGCCATTTGAACCTCCTCGGTTCGTATAGTCTCTAAATAATACGGTTATACTGTCCCACGCACCGTTTTTGAACCGATACGACTCTCAGAACTCTCCTTTTCGGACAAAGCAAGGTTCTTAAACCAATCTATAGTCCAGTAATCGTCAGAAGCAGGCGCATATTCGGGCATGAACGCATACTGGCGCATCTGATTAGACAAAGCCAAAGCCATCACACGATCATCGAAAGGAGAACCAGACATGCTCCCACGCTCATTACGCACATAAGTACGCAACTCGTTAACAGTGTTCCTGTCGAACAACGTCAACTCGTCGTTACGCAACGCCATTCCCAAATCGTCAATCAGCAAAGGTTTAGTAGTCCTAGTCGTTTTCCAACCAAACTCCTGAGAAACCTTGTTAGTGACCTTATTCACAGAACGTTTCCTAAACATGTTAGGATACCCTAAATGGCGCAACTGCACGATTGTAGTCAAACCATGGTTGTTGGACTCCACGCAACACAAAGCATCGTTATACCACAAACCAAGCATGTGAACTTCCTCAGCTAAATGATCGGGTGGGATATGCCCATGCCAACAAGCAGCCTGCTCACCTGAACGCACATCCAACACCTGAATACACGAATAATCCCCGTGAGCTAAACCCTCAGCCGTGTCAACACCCAGAACATAAATCTGGTTACTGACTGGTCTACGCCAAACTGTGAGCATCTTCTCTGAACTCCACCACTCGTTTAGATATTTCCCGCATATACCCCATGACACCAGGTTCGACTACAGTTGCCATAGCTTCCAACTTGTCTAAATCAAACACAGGGTTACCCGACTTGATGAACGCCTCCTCAGGCGTAGTTGGATACTCTTGAGCCAACTGCCAAGACAACATGGAATCTTTCTTAGATTCATACCACGATTCATCCCTGTCCTCGGTAGCTGACCAAGGGAAAAACATAGGGGCGAACTTGTTGTTACCTGTTTGAGAACCAACCCACGTTTCGTGAAAAAAGTTACCCGAACCGTTAGCAGTAGACAAACCAATGATCCTACCGCCCACGTCAGCGACAGGTTCTATAGAAGCCCACGCTTCCTCAGGGTTTGGAAGGAACGCCCATTCGTCAACCACAACCAGCGAAGCTGACTCACCTCTCGCAGGATCGGATGCTGAAGGCATTGAAGTAATTTGCGACCCGTTATCAAACCCCATTTTTTGCTGATGTTCAATAAGCGACGCGGGACCGCGCGCAACAAGCCACTCAGGTAAATGCTGTAAACCATATTTAGATTTCCTTAACAATAAAACAGACTCACGCTCCGTGCGTGAAAGATCAATAATGTTCTGATCGGAATGAAAAAACGCTAACCAAAACTGGTGAGCAGCGACCAGCGTGGTCCATCCGATCTGTCTAGCTTTCAAAGTCAAAGAATACCTGTGGTCAGCCCAATGGTCGATAGCTGTGGACTGAGCTGAACGCAACTTGAATTGGATACGCCCATGAGCGGGATGAGCTATATGCCAATAATTTTCCATGAAATACTTCTCATCAGCTACGCAACGCCGCCACTCAGCCTCTTGCTGCAACTCGGTTAAACGTGACACTAAACGTAAACTTCGACATAAGCGTCACATTGCGGACAACTCAAATTAGTCACCATAGAATACGACTCATCATCTATAAGGTCGTGGTCGCCGCCCCAAATCAACTCAGTTTTACAATGCCAACAATTCATAACTCACCTTTCACCCTGGGTGATTTGTCAAAAATTCTTCATACTTCTCAGGTGAATCTAATATTATCGTAGTATACGAATAACTACCAGCATCATTCTTATCTTTCCCCAAAGTCACCGTAATAGCACCAATAAGAGTACCAATAGCCACCAACAAACCCGTGATCGCTGCTATAAGCTTAATCGTTTTATTCATCTACTGGAACCAAGACTGTACAATCCGAGCTAACACCCCAACCAGACACACTGTAGACGCACCAACTATTCCCATCAACATCAGAATCAGCCAATCTTTCCCTGACGGCGGTTTCATTGGCAAGATTCGCAGCTCTCAGGGTTTTCCAAACCGCAAACGAGTTCCTCGTTATCGGAAAAAACATCGTATTCTTCAGATGAAAAGGCACCATCATAAACAAATTCAGGGCGCTCCCCCAAAACCGTTTCATCCTCATAATCAACTATCCCCATCAACAACTCTCAAATGAAGAACCTGAGCCTCCAACTCGTCAGCCAACTCCGAATCAGACAACCCACCAACATTACGGTCATCATCAACCAAAACCTTACGCTTCGGAGTGAACTTCTCAATATACTGCAAATACAAAGACGCAGCCTGGACACTCCCACCAACAGCCTGAGCATGCAAAGCATCAATCACAGACTGAGTACGCTCAGGATGAATATTCAACTCAGCAGCACGACGATCCCACTCCCTAGCAAAACGAGGATCACGCTTAATACGACGAATAGAATCAGCAGCAATCTTATTCTCAGCCGCCCACTCATACTGCAACTTAGGAACCCTGTCGGGTCCCTGAAGCAACCAATCCAACAGTTTCGCCCACTTAGCGGGCATCATCTGTTCACCAGTGTCAGGGTCAGTTCTCCAACCCTTACCTCCACCATTCTGAGCCATCACATCTCCAAAACTTGTAGTCTCCAAGAATAAAACCCCAATGTCCCAAATGTTACAGTTATGTTACAAACATTACAAACATGTTACAGTAATGTTACAATCATGTAACAATCCGCTAAAAGGCTTAAAAAACGCGGGACACAAAGAACTATTAAAGGGGTAGGGGCTAGGCTAGGCTAGGCTAGGCTAGGCTAACAAACTTGATTGACTACACCGAGAAAAGATAGTCCACCGAACCCAAAGGCAACCCCCGAAATA